TTATCATAAGGTGCCACTTGTAGCACTGGCACACTAAAGTCCCGCAGACCCTCCCGATGCCCTATAATACAGGGACACAAGCAAAGGAGACCTGATGATTGTTTCTGAGGTGTTCCATTACACTACTTCCCGTTGGGATTGGATTGATTGTAATGTAAATCAGATGTGGATTGAAGAGATTGAAGAATCCCCTGATTGTTACAAATACGTTGCTGTTGCTTACAATCCTCGTAAGGATGCAAGTATGGTAGTGAGTGAACCTCGTTGCTACGCAGATACCTTGAACTGGGTTCGTAGTTGGTGCCATTCTTTCTGTATTCTTCCTGAGTTCTCTGTTGCTGTTTGATTATGACTTTCACCTTCCCCCGTCTGTCTGCTGGTATCTACGAAGTCCAGAAGGATTCTAACACTGTTGGATTCATTCGTAAAGCATCTGCATCTAAATGGATTGTAACTGATGTTGTAGACACTCCTCAACACGTTACAAAGACTCTGAAAGAAGCAAAGGATGCTTGTATCAACCTGATTATCTTTGAGAGTGTTGACAAGACTCCTGAAGATGTGTATAATGACTCTGTGGAGGTTGATAAGATTAACTCTAGTCTTAATAATGTTCTTGAGGGTTCTTTGAGAACCTATAGGCAGATTCCTGGAACTGATGAGTTTGAGGAAGTATGTCCGAGTGAGTTTGGGTTTGCTAAACCAACTCTTGAACCTATTATGTTCTAATGACATATTTTTTAGGTTATTTGATACTCCTTAGTATCGCACTGGTTTTTAATTACTCTCTTCATTCGGTTAACCCAAAGGACGATTAAAATGCACGATTCTACTCTTGACCTGTTTTGTGAACACGAGTCTGCTGAGTATGCAGATGAGTATGCAAAAGAAATTGAAATGCTTGCTTCAAAATACGAAGTGACCTGTGATTATATTATTCAAGAATTTATTTTGGATTGATATATAATAATGCCTAAACATTCGCAATTTTAGGTTGGGAGAGTAGAAATACTCTCCTTTATAATATAAATACATATGCGAATGTTTAGAGTAGAAATGTTAAACCATCAAAGGTTTTATACTTATGCATATTTGCGTGAAGATAAAACACCATATTATATTGGCAAAGGACAAACCGTAAGAATATACCAAAAACATGGAAAACCCTGTGGTATTCCAAAAGATAAATCAAGAATAATTTTTCTTAAAAAGAACCTGACCGAAGAAGAAGCATTTAAGCACGAAATCTATATGATTGCTGTGTTTGGTAGAAAAGATTTGGGAACTGGTATTCTCTACAATAGAACTAATGGTGGTGAAGGTATTTCTGGTGCAGTAAGAAGTGATGAATATAGAAGAAAAATTAGTGAAGCAAATAAAGGTAGAGTTCCCTGGAATAAAGATATTCCTCACACTAATGAAACTAAACTTAAAATAAGTGTGGCGAATACTGGTAAAGTTTCTCATTGGAAAGATAAAACTTTACCTAAAAATGTTATTGAAAAAATAAAGCTCACTAAAAAATTAAATAGTTCGGGAGTTGGTGAAAATAATCCAAGAGCAAAAACTTACAAAATAACATTTGACAACGGAAACTTTATTGTAATAAAATCTCTTCAAACCTGGGCAAATGAAAATGGATACAAACCAACCAGTCTTAGAAACTTATATAATGGAAGACAAAAATCTCCACACAAAAATATAGTAAATGTTTCAATGGAGTTTATTTAATTATACTCTTGTGCCACTTCTGAGACCGTCCAGCACTCTTCCCGAACTAACGGGAGGGGTGCTATAATGTATGAATACAAACGTTACTTGATTTATTGATGCTAACTCTTCTTCCTTATCAACAACGTGCTCTTGATGCTGTGCAGAAAGCAATCAGGGGTTCTGTGTATATTCCTACTGGTGGTGGGAAAACTGTTGTGATGATGGAAGATGCACGTCAACGGATTCTTAATGCACAAGAACCGATGACGTTTGTTGTTGTTGCACCTCGTATTCTGCTTGCAAATCAACTCTGTTCAGAGTTTGAAGCATATCTCAAAGACCAGAATGTTGCTTATATGCACGTTCATAGTGGAGAAACTCATCATCAATCCTCTACACGTCCAGCAGTCATTGCAGAATACAATGACATTGCAACTGGAAGTGGAAAGCATCAGTTTATCTTCACCACATACAATTCAATTCAACGGGTGAATGATGCAGATATTAACATTGATGTTGTGTATTTTGATGAAGCACATCATTGTGTAAAACCTGCTAACTTTGTGGGTATTGCTCACACTTCAGCAGTTGCAGAAAATGCTTACTTCTTCACTGCAACTCCGAAGTTCAATAACAGCAAAGAGTCAATGAACAATACTGATGTGTATGGTAATAATATCATCAGTATTCCTGCACAAGAACTCATTGATGCAGGAAGTATTATTCCTCCTCGGGTTGTGCCTTATGAAGCACAAACCATTCGCACCAAGGAAAATGCACCTTTTGTAGATGCAGAGAACATTGTAGGTATTCTGTCAGAGATTTCTGATTGTGATGCACCTAAAGTTCTTGTTGCTGCACCAAGTACCAAAGTGATTTGGTCTATGTTTACTGAAAGTGATTTGCTGCAACAACTCAATGATATGGGTTATACGATTATGCACATCACTTCTAAGCATGGTGCTTATATCGACAAACAGAAAGTTTCTCGTGAAGTGTTCTTCGAGAAGATGAATGAGTTTGGTGCTGACCCAGACAAGAAGTTCATTGTGTTTCACTATTCCATTCTGAGTGAAGGAATGAATGTTCATGGTTTGACTCATTGCATTATGCTTCGCAATCTTCCTGCGATTGAAATGTGTCAAACGATTGGTCGTGTGATTCGTATGCACCAAGATGACCGACAAGCAATCGCAGATGGTAAGATGAAAGCAGGAGAGTTTGCTTTTTACAGGAAACCTTTTGGTACTATTACGATTCCTGTCAATAACAACTATGGTGATAAGATTGCAAAACAACTTCAGAATGTGATTGATGCAGTATTTGTAAAAGGTGAAGTTCCAGTTGCATAAATTATATTATGTGTGACAAATAGAATTATGCCTTTTACAAAGAAGTTTCCACAATCAGGAGAAACAATTCACATTCGAGTTCCAAAGTGTTATGCTGAACTAATTGAGGAATTGATGGTAACTTTAGATGCACGATTTGATGTAGAAAAAGGAAAACATCTTCTTCATAAGTTCATACACAATCTCACCTGAGTCTTGAGAGTCGTTGTGCCAGTTGTAGTGGTGGCACACTAAATGAGCACTGACCCGTGATTGTGGTATAGTAGTTCTATGGTTGAGGAAGACCCGATGACTTACGCACCACACATTCCACATAACATTCCTTATTTGCTTGTTCCTGAGAATCGAGTAAAGTGTGTTTTTGATTGGTATAAGAGAGGGCAAGACCATCCAATGAACTTTCCTGCTTATGCTTATTGGATTCAAAAATGTGAAAGTGATGGGAGTGATTACTGAATGACTACTCAAACTCTACTCAACAAAGTTCTAATGATTGAAGAATTGCTCAACGAAAAGCAACTCACTGCACTGCGTGATATGCTTTATGTGTATAAAGAACTTCAGAGTGAGGTTCATAATTATCCTCCTGAAGATACTTTGTTCACTCAAACTCAATTTGAAATCTTTGACATTTTCGACATCAAATGACTTCAATCTCTTTTACATCTGGTGAGTTGCTTGATATTATCAAAACACTTGAGGAAAAAGAAAATCTTGCCTACCTGGTAGATTATGACCCAGGACTTGCTGCTTATTATATGAATCTTGGAAATCAATTCCAAACAATCTATGATAAGTTGCAAGAACTCCCTGGAGAGTCTAGAGTTGCCAATCTTGTCCTTGCTGTAAATTGATGATGGAAAAGCACAATCTGGTTATTCTTTCCACTGCACACCTGCATCCATTGGAAGCAGCAAAGATTGATGAGTTTGCTTATGTTGGAAACAAAGAGTGTGCTCTTGTTAATACATCTCCAGAGATGAGAGATTTTTATTATCAAGGTGGATTGGTTTGTTTGTGCGACCTTCTAAAAGAAGTGCAAGAAAAGCACAATGCAGATTATGTGTTGTTTGACCCCGATGCAAACACTACTGATGGGTTTAAGTATTATGATTGGTGATGTGCCAGTCGTAAAGGTGGCACATTAGACAATCCAATGGGGCACTTGATGCCCTATAATGACTTCATACGCAACCAACTGATGACTTACGATGAAGTTTATGAAATGATTTGCCGTATGGAAACGTATGGTGGGTCATTTGTTGTTGCACTTGCTGGTGCAATGCGAAAAGCAGATGCCTCTAATAAAAATAGATTGATTCTTGCATTTCCTGAATATGTGCAAGAATATGGTCCTGATAGCAAGTTCCCTGTCCCTACTAAGTCTCTGTGAACTACCTTTGTTTGGTTGATGGTCTGCTAGAATATGCTAGCACCAGTCCCTCAAACTTTGCACATTATCAGTTAATGTATTCTGAAGAGCATAGAAATGCTGATGTTCAGTTTCTTACTTTGACTGATGAGGAGTATGATGAAATGTTCCCTTATGAGGAGGATGAATGAAACCTAAGTTCCGTGTTATTCTTGAAATGGCAATTGAACAAGGTGTTCAACGTGGTTGGCGTCTTGCTCATAAACATGTAGAGAATCCAGAAGAGCATGTAATCATTGAACGTATCAATGATTCTGTAATGTCTGAAATCTACGAATACTTTACTTTTGAGGATGAGAATTTCTGATGTTGAAAACTAAAATGAATCCTGAAGTTAAGCAGAAGTGGATTGATGCTCTGCGTTCTGGTGATTATGAGCAAGGTAGTGAGAAACTCCGTGGTGTAAATGGTTATTGTTGCCTTGGTGTTCTTTGTGACATTTATGCACGAGAACATGATACTCAATGGGAGTTCAGGGGTTATGATGAACTTAGTGATGAATCTAATCCACATCCAATGGATTATTGGTATTTTGATGACCAAAGTGAGTTTCTACCTAAAATTGTGATGAATTGGGCAGGATTGAAAACTCATAATCCTTCAGTGAGAGTTGATATTGAAGATAATTTTGGTGATGATAATTCTTTTTATACCGATGAGATTGCCAATGTGAACGATTCGGGTTATACTTTTATGGACCTTTCTAAAATTATCGAACAACAACTCTGATGCAAGAAGATAACACTCTGTCTCAAGGACGCATTGCAACTCACAAATCTGTGAATGTTGCTATCTATTTCAATGATGAAATGGATGATGGTGAAGTGCGAGACTTCATTGAACGTGCCCTTGAAAAGTATCAACATCCAGATGACATTGTGAAAAACTATGAATACTGGTATGATGTTGAGTCTTAAGTGAGAATGTGCCAGTTGTAGCACTGGCACACTATATCCCCCAAACCCCTGCTGGTGGTGCTATGATGAACGGAGTTCAAAGAAACCAATGATCTCTCTGCGGAATCCAATTATGGAAATCAACTACAAAGAAGTTTATTCTCAGAAAACTGCGAATAAAATTGAAGAATTGGTTGCTGAATCTTATTGTCTTGAGGACATTGTAGAGTTCATTGAAGAAAACTCTGAAGAAGATTTCTGTAATCTTTATGAAGAGTATGTGAATGTTGGTGAGCAGTATTCTTATGGTGCTGTAGATGCCTTCATTGAAGAGTTTGGTCTTCAATCTTTCACTGCCACTTGCTTTGAAGATGCTTACCGAGGACAATGGGAATCTAAAGCAGATTATGCTGAAAACTATGTCACTGATTGTTATTCTATAGATCTGCCTGGTTTCCTGGAGATTGACTGGGAAGCAACATTTGATAATCTGGATGTGACCATCACTGAGAATGGTTATGTGTTCGACACTCAATTCTGAACTATGAAACTTTATCTTCAAGACAAGGCAGTTGAATTGATTCTCTATTGCTTGGAACAACAAGCAAGTGAGTTCAATGAGGAAGAAATGAAGGATTATGAACATATCCTTCATTCCATTGAAATTGCAAATGATTCTGTTGATTTCAATTTCTAATGATGCCTGATTTTCCTACAATTCAATCTAAGGATGGCACTATGATAGTGTCATTTTATCCAGTCAAAACACCATTTGGTGATATATCTGAGACCTGGACATTTAAGGTTCTTGAGTGGAAAGGTATTGAGACAATCTCCAAGAGGTTCATTAACAAAGTTGAGAAAAAAGTTCAACTTAGGGAATATGAATCTTTTGGTTATGTTTTTGTAAAAGACAATGCGGATCTTCCGCAACTTGGTAATCCTATGGCAGGTGCTGTGTAATGTTATTTCAATTAACTGATATTGAGTTTGATTTTGATGATGGTGAGGAAATCTCTGGAGAACTTCCTTATGATGAACAAGTTGCAGTTGCTCAATCTGTCATTGGTGAAGTTTTTGATGTCGAATCTGAAGATGACCTTGCCGATGCAGTTAGTGATTACACTGGTTGGTGTGTGAAATCTCTTAATTATGTTGCAATCTCTGAATCTCACTGAAATGCCTGAAATGAATCGTGACCAACTGATTGAAGACTATATCCAGACACTCATTGAGAATATGGACTATAAGACAATGGAGTGTTTTGTTTATGATACTCTGAAAGAGAATCTTTCTACCTACACTGATGAGGAACTTCTCACTGAAGTGGAAGAATACAATCCAGAACTCCTCGGTCTAGACGAATCTGCCTGAGTCTAGTGTTGAGATGTGCCACTTGTTCTAGTGGCACACTAAATGAGCACAGACCCCAAAAGGTGCTATATTAAGAGGGTGGAAGGGGTCAGACCCACCCACAAACGTCCAAACTCTATCTTAATCAAAATGACTGCTGTTGTTGATTTCTCTAAGGATGTGATGCTCGGTATGCTTCGCAAGGGGCAAACTGGAACTCAGATTCTGGACATTCTGAATGTTCTGGTTCCTGAGCAAACTGAACTCACTCGTGAGCAAGTTTGTGAGGATCTGGGCATTGCTGATTGTCCCGAGAATGATGATGAGATTGCCCGTGCAATGTCTGCTGTCTGAGTGATTAAATAGAAACGATAGAGGGCAAGTCCCTGTTATGTCCTGATGAGGCATATCACACTTGCTCCATCAAAACAATTCCTTCATTATTGAAACCAATGTTTGTTATTTGTCCCGCATCATTTGATCTGGTTGATGCAGAGTGGTTTGATAATGTTTATGAAGCAAAAGAAGAAGCACTCGACTGGAGTGTTGAACTTGCTGGTCGCAATGTGATTGTTTATGAGGCACTTGAAGATGATGATGGTGCTTATGACTTCAAACCCGTAAGTTCAATCTGTGCTTGATGAAGACCTTAACATTCAAGGCACCAAATAAGATGAAGACTATAATTCTTATCTTTGCAGTTGCTTTTGTATTCTCTCCTGGAGTGCGAAATGCAACTGCAAATACTCTTTACAATGTTGCTGACATTATCAGCACAAATCGGTGAGTCCAGTGTTGAGATGTGCCACCTGTAGCACTGGCACACTAAACGGGCACTGGAACTTTTTTCTGGTAGATTAAGAGGGTGGAGGGGGTCAGTCCCACCCGAGTCCCAATCTCAATTCTTTACAATGGATCGCACTCAAGTTATTGCAAAGATTCAGTCCATTCTGAAACTGCAAGAGAACACTACGTTTGATGGTGAAGCATCTGCTGCTGCTGCGATGATTGATAAACTCTGCAAGCAGTATGGTGTTACGATCAGTGAAGCAACTGAAACTCAAGTTCTCGATGAATCTTTTCTCAACTTCAAACGTGTAAATGTTGCACTGACAACTCTTCTCAATGCAATTGCATCTTTCTATGATGCAAAAGCATATATGAAGAATGGTGATACCAAATCTCTGCAAGTGATTGGTTCTGAAGCACAACAAATCCAAGTGCGTCTCTATTATGATTACCTGGTGCAGGTGATGGAGAAAGAAGCAGAAGTTGCACATCAAGCAGAAAAGATTATGTCTGCTCTGCAAGGTAAAGCAATGTCCCGTAGTTTCAAACTTAATTTCCGCAAGGCATTTGCAGATAATGTTGCTCTGCGTTTGCGTGAGATGAAAGAAGCAGAGGGACGAGTTCATGATGATGCTGATGCAGTGAAAAACAAACTCTCTGCAATGCGATTCGGACGTGCCAAGAAGATGAATGGTGCAAGTGGTGCTGGTGCTTATGCTGGTGCTGGTGTTGGTAGTTCTGTTTCTTTGAATCGTCAAGCAACTGGTTCTGTGACCAAACAACTCTGTGGAGTGTGAGTTTCACACTCCTTTTTTTCCTTTAATTTTTTGATACGAGATGAACGCACAACTTTCGATTGATGAGTGTAAAATTATGTGGGTTGTTGGAGCACTTGAACGACTTGCAACTTTAGGTTTGCTTGGTCCTGATGTTCCACTGAAACTTTCTGCTCATGCAGTAGAAGATTATATTCAGATTGACGAGCATCGGGAACTTTTGTTTGAGTCAGATTTTGAGATTGCAAGTATTATGACTGCACTGATCAATGATGAATGTGATCCAGAAGTTCAAGATCCTGAAGATACAAATCTTCTGATTGATCTTCTGCTAGAGTATAAGAATAATCGCACTGAGATTGTGAAGTATGCACTCTCTTATCAACTCATCTGAGTCCAATGATACCCTGTGCCACTTGTACTGGTGGCACACTAAATGAGCACGGGGTTAAAAATGTGGTATTATTAAAGGGTGGAGGGAGCAGGGGTGCCTGTCCCACCCACGAGACCCATTGTTTATTCTTTATGACTTCTTTCACGATTGTTAAAAAAGGTGAAGAAATCAAGTTTGATTCTCAATTCACTGATGTGAATGAAGTGCGTAACTATCTGCGTGAGCAGATGTCTTACAACAACTTCGCAATGGATCTTGTTGAGAAGAAGAAAGTGTCTGCAACTCAAATTGCTTGGATGCATTATCTTGCAACTCAAAGTGTAATTGATTCTCAAACTCCTGTTGAGTTTGGTCCTTACAAGCAACTTGTCAACAAGATGTATGATGCAGGTGCATATCGAGCAACTAAGTTTCAAGTGCGACTGCCTGGAATTACTCTGAGCACTGTAACTAAAGGTGTCAATGTTGGTTGTGTTTATGTTTATGAAAACAACCAATATGTTGGTAAAATTACTGCTACTGGTGATCTGATTGGTAACGTGAGTGAGGATGTTATCAATCTTCTGGAAGATGCCAATGATAATCTTCTGCAACTGGCAAAGATTTATGGTCACGAGACTGGTGCTTGTTCTATCTGTGCTCGCACTCTGAGTGATCCTCTTTCCATCCAGATGGGAATTGGTCCTATTTGTGCCAAACGACTCGGTTAAGTTCTTTATTCACCCTATTCACTAAATCAATGTTTGAGCAACTCGAATTCAAAGCACATTCAATTCCTGAATGTATTCAAGCACGATATAAGTTTGAGAATGATTGGGAGATTTCTGTTGTTGCGGGTCCACCGAATTGTGGATTATATGGTAATCTGAATGAGAATACTTATGAAGTTGCTATTTTCCGACCGAATGGTAATATGACCGAAGATGTCAATGGTTGGAATACAAAACAAGAAGTCTCTGCGATGATGTGGGTGCTGTCTCAACTCTAGACTCGCATACCCATCAGGGATGCTGATAGGTAGAACAATCGTAGACCCCTTGACAAACCCCCCGATCCGTGCTATGATGAACGAAGTTCAGAGTCAAGAGATGACCACTGCTCAACGGATGGAAAAGCAATTCTTTATTTCTTTCATCCGACTTGTTGATGAAGTTCAGGGTAAGCAAAAACTTCCTTCACAGATTCAATCGAATCGTAAATCTGCTTGGGTGAAGCAAACACAAAACCCCAAGCAAAAGAAAGATGCTCTTGCCCGAATCTAAATCTTTCTTTCATCTGTCCCACACAAACAAACAAGAAATGCTGATCAAAACTGTTTTCGACGTTCAGACCAAACAACCTGGTTATGCTGTGTGTGATCCTCACACTGAACGTTGTGGTTTTGTGACTTACAACATTCTCAATGCAATTAAAGCAGGACAATGTAAGTCTTTCACTGAAGTCCAACAACTCATCAATGCCTGAAATGTTTGAAGTTACTTATCAAGTTCCTTACAACAATCAAGAGTGGAGAAGTCAATACTTCAATACTCGCAAAGAAGCACAATCAATGGTAGAGTTCTATCAATCTTGTGGTTCACCTGCTAAACTCATTGAACGTCAAGTCAGCAACTAAATGAAACGCAAAGAAAAGATTCAACTACTCTCCAAAGCACAAATCGGCAATGATCTTCTACTCATTGCTCAAGCAATTCTCAATTCTCAAAAGGACAAGAAATGATTCTCATTCGCAAAGAAAATCACGGGTGCATTTATACGATTGATCCAGAATCCAATGAACTTTATTATGCTCCTGTCTATCAAGATAACACTGTAAATCTTTCTGAGTTTGCACCAGTTGATCTTGATGATTATGATGATGTAAGTGAAATTGAATCTATTCAACAACAACTTATTCAAGCAATCAAATGAAACAATCAGTTAAAGATGTTATTAATCAACTTGAAAAACTGAATCCAAACGAAACAATTTTTTCACTCATTTATACAAAGAATGATGTGAAAGAACTAGAGCATTATGATCCAATTACAGGACAAATTGTTTATCCTTATAATGATGAACTCGCAGAACAGGTTTTGTCTAATCTAGATTGTTATGATGTAATCTATGAAACGATTTACAAGTGTATGAATGATGAAGTTTCTTATCAAGTCGATCAATTAGCAAAGAAAGAAAACATTACTATTGAACCTGCTTCTTACTAATACAATGCAAGAAACATTTGTAAGGTTAAGTGAAGATCAAATCAATTTGATTCTATTCACCTTAGAACAACAAGAGAGTGATTTCAATTCTGTTGAACAATCTCTATGTGAAGCAATCATTGATACTTTCACCACTGCTTTAGTAGAGTTAAACACTCAAGCATAAGAGATTATTATCATTTATAACAAAATAACGTTATAATTGATAATTCAATTAAATGTATTAAAAAACATAGTTTAGTGAATTGTGTTGATATGATGATAGTGTTATAAAACCTTCTTTTTATTGTCTTATATTCTCTCTAAACCCCTCTGGTTCTTGTTGTCTTGGCCTGCATTATACCATAAGACCTAAAAAAAGTCAAGCACCTTACAGACTCTTCTAGGGGTGGCACAAGGAGTTATTGACAAAAACCTGTCAATACTTTATAAGAATGAAACTCCTAAGACTCACACATCTTATGAGTCTTAGGAGTATTTTGCTAGTTATTCCTGAGACTCACGATACTCAAACCACTTCAAAAACTGGCACATCGTATCATGAGTCTCACAGATTCGGGTGTAGACTTATAGGGTGGGTGGCAGAGGGAAGATCATCAAATACTGATAACTGATAAGAATTACCCAGAATCCAGTGATTGCAATACTTTTTCGGGGCATTATAGTTTTGTCCCAAAACCCCCTATAAATAACCCTAGTTTTGGGACAAAACTTATGAGACCTCAAAAGTATAAGAATTTAGGTGAAACTGAAAGAATGCGTGTACCCTTATGCAAGCAAATTACAAGTTTGTGTGATGCATTAGATAAAAAAGCAGAAGATGGTTATGATGTCGTTGCTTTATTAGATTCGTTCATTGAGAGCATACACAATATGTGAATCATTCGTTATTACTTATCAGTTCGTCTTATCATTCGTTATATCCTCGCAGTTCGTGCATACTTATCTCTTCGTCTTATGATTCGTTGTCTATACTTAACATCATTATGAGTTCATTACACAACCCCCCATAATGTTTGCTATTTGAATCAACCAGTGCTATACTATTCATGATACTCAGTTTCTGACATAAACTGGTGTCGTCCTCTGAGTATCATTAATACCCTATGAGTTCGTTACACGACCCCCCATAAGGTTTGTTATTCTTATTGACCAGAACTATATTATTCGTGTCTCTCAGTTCGTGTTATAAACTGATGCCCTCCCTTCGTTATATCTAACCCCCCATATGGTTTCGTATTAGAATAAGGCAGTAATGAATATAAACTATTCGTGATTGTTCGTTTATTATAATTAAACAGCACTGTTTGACACTTATATTTTGTGTTGTTGTATTCTTATATCTAACCGATGCCCCCTATATAAAAACGCATCACTACCCTAACCTACAACGGACCGAAAACGACCTTCAAATTGTCTTTCAAATAAAAAAATTTTACCCAATTTTTTTTTTCTTCCAAGGTTCACGCACAAAAAATAAAAAATGATATATAAGTTTAGAATTCAATAAAAAAGATGACAATAAGATTAGAAATTGATGATTATGAAAAGGATCTTTTAATTGATACGATTCAACATAGATTGGATACGGACAAAATCCTAGTAATCAATAATAGTTTAAAAGAAGAACTCGAAGATCTTTTAAGGAAAGTGGAAGAAGATGAATACGTATAATATTTCAGTCAATGGAAATGAAATATTGAGTCAAGTGCCGCAGAATGATTTACAGGAAAATCTGAAAGTTATCAGAGGACTTGTATGGACATCTGGGGGAAATGATGAGGACATTATAGTGTCTCTAAATAAAAACGAAGGCCATTGCAATGAATGATTTGTAGTGGTAGAATACTAGAATAAATTATTTTTTACAATTACTTTTTATGGCTAAAGGATTTACGGTAAAAGCAAAACTTCCTACAGGTCCTGTGGAAGGAGAATTTAATTTAGAAGCAGCAAAAGAAATGATGAGAGGCAAGTCAGTTGTCTTTTGTCTACCTGGAAGAGGAGTTTCGTATCTTTATTTGAAGAATTTTGTTCAATTGTGTTTTGATCTTGTTCAAAATGGAGCAAGTATCCAGATTTCACAAGATTATAGTTCAATGGTGAACTTTGCCCGATGTAAGTGTCTTGGGGCAAATGTTCTCAGAGGACCTAAGCAAATTCCTTGGGATGGAAAACTACAATATGATTATCAACTTTGGATTGATAGTGATATTGTTTTTGACACTGAGAAGTTCTATCGTCTTGTAGCAATGGATAAAGATATTGCTGCTGGTTGGTATTGTACTGAAGATGGACACACAACATCTGTTGCACATTGGTTGCAGGAAGATGATTTCCGTAATAATGGTGGAGTAATGAATCACGAAACCTTAGAGACGATGAGCAAGCGTCGCAAACCATTCACAGTTGATTACACAGGTTTCGGATGGGTTCTGATTAAGAAAGGAGTCTTTGAAAATCTTGAATATCCTTGGTTTGCTCCGAAGATGCAGGTGTTTGAATCTGGTGAGGTTCAAGATATGTGTGGCGAAGATGTCTCATTCTGTCTAGATGCAAAAGAAGCAGGATTTGAAATCTGGTGTGATCCTCAGATTCGTGTGGGTCATGAGAAAACAAGAATTATTTGATCTTCTTTCTTGACCTTTAAGGACGTTTAAAGTAGAATGCACCTATGAGATTTGGTAAATCTTATGAGTGCATTTTTTATAAGCTAGAAGTTCTTATGAAAAATCCGTTTTGAAAAAAACCTTTGTAAACCGTACTAAGAGATTTAAAAATTATGGCAAAAGCAGCAGCTGGAAAATCAGTATCTTACAATCCAGGTCCTCCGAAGAAAACTCGTCAGGGTGATGGAGATGGGACAAAGTACGCAGCATCTTCTCGTAATGGAGCACGTAAGAAGTATCGTGGGCAAGGTAAAGGATGAATCGTGAAGATGTTAAAAAACTGATTTATGAGCAACAAACCAAACTGGCACCAAGTCAAATACCTGGTGCAGGTGTTGGTGTCTTTGCATTGATTGATATTCCTAAAGATACTTTAATCAAAGGATGCAAAGCATTTAGCGATTTTGTCAGAAAAGAAGATGAATATGTTTTTGACTGGAATGAATTTGAGGATTTAGATGATAGAATTAAAACATATCTTTGGGGAATGACAGATGGACACGATAGTAAATTTTATATTGATGCTCCTCCCTTTATGTTTTATCAAGGATATTACATCAATCATTCAAATACACCGAACTGTTTTTGGGACAGACGAACTTCAAACATCTATACTCAAATTGATATTAAACCTGGTGAAGAACTGACAATGTATTACATGCCCTCTGAGAGAGATTTCTAATGAGTCAATTAATCACTAATCTTCCACCTCAAAAAGTTTGGGTACGTAAAGAATATTTACGAGACTTGCAGGATGGGCATGGTGAATTTGTAGAAGGCGTTTGGGTAACGGCCAAGTCTTTACCCGGACGCTCTTTTTATTTTGAAACCTACTTACCAGAATATGGAGCATTATATGATAAATTACCTATTTCTGCATTTGTTTCATCTCCAAAAACTCCAGAACCTGATTTAGATCTCACAAATCTTCAATTTTGGGATTGTATGAGTTATGGTGTGGTGTGTGTAAGCAAAAAACACATTGGAGAACTTCATTTTGAGGTTAGAACTAGAAACTATGGATCACTCAAAGGAGAATATCTGTTTAGTTTAGACAACTATCATCCATATAATGATAAAATTGATTGTGGAACAAGTGAACTACCCGAAGAACATAAATCACACAATTGCATTTTACTCGAAAATGGGCAATTTGGACTTTATCCTAACAACAGAATGAGACTTTATAGTCCATCAAGAACTCCAGATGAGGTTAAAACACCAGATTTTAAAATTTCAACAAAATTTTATAGAACTGAAATTGATATTAAGTGGGGTAGACTAGGAGATACGGACGAATATTTTTGGGAAACTTCTGAAGAAAAGAAAAATAAATAAATTTTTGCGGAAAATTGAATTGGAAAAGTTCTCAATGGGGAAACACCTCCTTCTGGAGGTGTATGATGTCAATTTTAACCTTTTAAATGACGTATATTCTCTTCAAAACGTCATGATTAAGGGCATTGAACGTGCAAAAATGACCATTTTGAACACTTTTTCCCATTGTTTTCTTCCTCAAGGGTGTACAATCGTCATTGCACTTGCAGAAAGTCATGTTTCTTGTCATACTTGGCCAGAAAATGGGTGTATTGCGATTGATATTTACACTTGTGGTGATGGAAATCCTAAAATCATTGCAATTGAACTTCTAAAATACTTAAATTCGGAAGAATACAGCATTAGAGAAGTAAATCGTTAAATAATAGTAGAGATAGCAACCTCTTTAAAAGTTCCAGTTTTACTAAAAACAGGAGTTGCAAATGTCTTTTTATCAAATTGACAGAAATAAAGATTATATGAAAGAAATGTGGGGAACTACAAGCCTTATTACTGATTATAAACAACAAAATACTACAAAAAAGGTTCTTCAGGAAATTATGCACGATCAAGCACCGAAGCATGATTTCAAAAAGCAAACCGAATTGCACGAAAAAATTCGTAATGATGAAGATTATGATGATTGGAGTTATGGAACTGAACCAGTCTACGGAAAAGTTATCTGAAAAGTATTATAGATATATAAAAGACAATTAATCTTAGATGCCAATTAGCATTTCAAGATCTTTTAAAGACATTAGTTTGTCTTTTTCACGTCATCCAGTTACGAATGATATTTTAATTTTAAACAATGAGGATGCAATCAAAAGATCTGTTCTTAATTTAGTTCAAACTCAACTTGGTGAGAGGTTCTTCAATGATTTATTGGGAACCTCTGTGAATTCTTCTTTATTTGAGCTTGCTACAGAGGAGATAGAAATTATTTTAAACAGAGAAATTGAAACAGTTTTAAGTAATTTTGAACCAAGAATTAGATTAAATAATATTGAGGTAGAATTGGTTGATGATTATAATGAACTCAATGTAAAAATTGTATATGATATTGTTGGACTACCACTTCCCACACAAAATATAGAGTTTATTCTACAAGGAACTAGAGTATAATGTCCTTCAATAATTTTACAAATTTAGATTTCAATGATTTAAGAACTCAAATTAAAAATTATTTGAGAGCAAATGCAAAATTTACGGATTTTGATTTTGAAGGATCAAATTTTTCTGTACTTATTGATCTTTTAGCATATAATTCTTACATAACAGCATTTAACACCAATATGGTGGTAAATGAGTCCTTTATTGATAGTGCAACTCTTCGTGAGAATGTTGTTTCTCTTGCACGTAATATTGGTTATGTACCAAGATCAAAAAGAGCATCAAGAGCAAAAGTAAGTTTCAGTGTAAGTACACCTAGAGATGCTAATGGGAATTTAATTTCAAAAACAGTAACACTTAAAGCAGGTGTGGTTGCTTTAGGTGCTGTAGAAAATGGAAATTATATTTTTTCAATCCCAGAAGATAAGACAGTTGTTATTGATAATGATGGATTTGCAAACTTTACAGATATTGACATATTTGAAGGTACATTTTTAACAAAATCATTTACAATAAATGATTCACAATTGAATCAAAAATTTTTAATTCCAAATGCAAGTGTAGATACTTCAACAATTCGTGTTAAAGTCACAAATGTTGTGAATGAAAAATATGAATTATATAATAATATATTCAAAGTAGATAAAAACTCAAAATTATTTTTAGTTCAAGAAGTTAGTGATGAAAAATATGAAATTTTATTTGGTGATAATATATTAGGAAAAAGACCACCAAGTGGAAGTACAATTTTAGTTTCTTATATTGTAACAAATGGCAGAGAAGGTGATGGATGTACTAATTTTACTTTTTCTGGCATTTTAATTGATAATAATCAAACAGAAATCACCAATAATATTTCCCTAATTACCACAACTCAAGTATCAGAAAATGGAGATGATATAGAATCAATTGATTCTATTAAATATCTTGGACCAAGAGTGTATGCTTCTCAATATCGTGCAGTAACTGCAAATGACTATAGAGCAATTATTCCGATGGTCTTTCCCAATGTAGATACAGTTTCTGCTTATGGTGGTGAAGAGTTAGACCCTCCACAATATGGAAAAGTTTTTATTTCTATAAAACCAAGAAATGGTAAGTTTTTATCTCAAATTTCTAAAAATGAAATTAAAAGAGAATTGAAACAATATTCTATTGCAGGAATACAACCAGAAATTATTGATTTGAAGTATTTGTATGTTGAAGTAGAAACTTCAGTTTATTATGATAAAAGTTCAACAACAAGTGTTGTTAATTTGCAATCTAGAGTTTTAAATACATTAAAAAACTATGCAAAATCATCAGAATTAAATAGTTTTGGTGGAAGATTTAAATT